AAAGCTTCAGCTATGAAGCTGAAAGCTAAGCCAGCAATGAAAATGATGAAGAAAAAATAAATGGCTTTATTTAGATCAACACCGCTAAAAAAAAAGATGAGTGATTTTAAACACTCTGACGCTCCAGACGCTAAAGGCAAGTTTAAAACTTTGTCTGCTAGCGCTCTGGCTAGCTGGTTGATTAAATCACGTAAAGGCAATTTATCAAGAATCATTAGTAGTTTAAATCAGCAAGTAGTTTTCAATCGTAAAAAAAACCCTAGCTACGCAGCTAAAATGCGCAAGACTATGGACATTGTTAGAAAAAGACTTGGCAAGAAGAAATGAGTAAAGCTTATAGAGGCGTATTAAAAGCTAGAATAGCTAAGATCTATGGTGGTGATGTAACTATAGATAAATGTAAAAAGCTAAAAGCTAGAAAAGGTGCTACGCCTCGAGATAAGCAATTGTGTAACTGGTTTATTAACATGCAAACCAACAGGCCATCACCAGCTAAGAAACGTAAAGACCCAGTCGTAGGCACAGGTAAAAAACCTAAAGGATCTGGTAGAAGGCTTTACACAGATGAAAACCCAAAAGATACAGTTAGCATTAAGTTTGCTACTGTAGCTGACGCTAGAAAAACAATAGCTAAGGTTATGAAGATTAGTAAGCCTTATGCTAGAAAAATACAAATATTAACAGTGCTAGAGCAAAGGGCTAGAGTAATGGGCAAGATGGAGCAAGCAAGACTTGCTAAAGCTGCTAAAGCTACTTTAAAAAGAAAGCACAACAAAAGTAAAGATGATAAGTAACTTAGTAGGAGGTTTATTTGGTAAAGTAGTAGATAATGCAGAAGGCATACTTGACAAAGTCATTACTACGGACAAAGAACGCGATGAAGCTAAGCTTGCTCTTAAAAAGTTACTTCTTGACGCAGAGCGTGAAGCGTTTGCAAAAGAAGTTGAAGATCGCAAGTCTGCAAGAGATATGTATAAAGACGATGCTATTATTCAAAAAGTTTTAGCGACGTTATTTACTGTAGCTTATTTCGGTATTACATTTGTAATGTTTAATTATTTTGTTACAAAATCAATAGACTTAGGTGAGTTTGAAATAAGCTTTATATCAACTATATTTGGCGCTATGAGTGCTAAGGTAAATACAATAATAGACTTCTTCTTCGGCGGAAGCTCAAAGAAAAACGAACAAATAAAAGAAAAATAAAATGGCATTTAAAGATCCAACAGATTACGCATTTGGTCAGTTAGGTAGTATACACACTGCTGGCACTAACGCAGTAACATTAATAGGTGGAGATGACACTGACTCTACTCCTGCCGGTAACACAAACAGAATAACAAAAGTTTTTGTAGCAATAACATTTTTAGAAGACACAGTTTTTGCTAGTGATTCTGCTGGTTTAACGCCTGCAGACGCGCAAAACTTTCCAAGCTCAAATGGAACTAGTACAGATATTGACGCTAATGGTGGTAGCGTTGTTGATAGCGAAGTGTTTCCAAAAGGTGTTACTATATATGGTAGATGGACGGGCTTTAAATTAGCTTCTGGTAGAGTTATAGCTTACGTAGGTATATAATGTTAGGATTAACTAGTGCATTATCAAGTAGCTCTGAAAAAGAGCAAAATTACGCTTTATCGTTTGACGGCGTTAATGACTATGTAGGTTTAGGCCCATCTAATGGTATAATTACTGCTAGTCAAGATCCTATAAGCTTTAGCTGTTGGGTAAAAACAACTTCAACTTCTGATGCTTATATTTTTTCTTGTCTAAGAACCGAAGTAGGATCTGCTTTTTCTGTTAAAATTGCAGCAAACGGAATAGCAGGAGGCGTTATTTGGAATGGCGTTTCTGCCCACACTTTTCCTGAAAGTACTACAGCTGTAAACGATGGTAATTGGCATCACGTTGCTATTGTAGCAAAAGATGGTGATCAAAAAATTTACGTAGATGGAGCACTAGAAGACACGCACACGTCTACAATGGACGTGGTACCTTCAGCTGATCATTGCTCAATAGGCGCTCATAGGTCTGGCGTCAATTTCCGTTATATTGGATCTTTAACTGGTCTTGCAGTATACACTGTTGAACTTGACGCTAATGCTATAACATCTATATACAACGCTGGTAGACATCACAACTTAAACACACCTATAAGTAATTATAGTTCTACTCCAAGTCACTACTACGCTTTAAGTCATGGTTTATTTGACGACAAAGTTAACGGCGTGGTTCACGATCAAGGTGGCGCAGGATTTCAAGCTGCTAACGATACTATGACAAATACTGATTGGAGCTTAAACCCAGTGCATGGAGACGGATCTCCAACAGGCACGCCTAGTAATGGTTGGAGATTTGGAGTTTATCCAACCACTAATACATTAAGCGGAACAACAGCTTCGTGGGACTCTAATACTAGAGTAGTAACAATTAATACAGAGCTAGGTGGAGATAACACAGAAACTCAACTTTACCAATCTTTAGATGTAGAGCATGGCAAGGTATACAAGTTTGAAGCAGAGTGTAATGCTTCGGTTGCAAATCAATTTAGAATACACGGTAACGTAGAAGCTTCTTTTGATGGCGGACCTTACCATTCTGGTAGTGGAGACTGGGAAACAGTAATTATGATAAAAAGAGCTTCAGCTGACAAAAGCGCAACAATAAGATGTCAAAGAACAGGAAGTGTTTCTGGGTCTGGAATAGTAACTGGTTATTTTAAAAACTTTTCAGCTGTTGAATTAAAAGGAAAACCAGGTTTAGTCGAAGGAGCTACGTTTTCATCTGACAATTAAAAGTAACAATATGGCTAAATACGTAATAATAGATACTACAGAAATAACAGCAACAGATTCAGTTGTAGATTTTAATAAGCTCATGAACAGAGGGCCTAGTTATTTAAGATATAACAACGACGGTAATAAAGCTGTGCTAAAATACGATGGAGACCAACCATCTTTTTTAAATGGTAAAACAGAATACACTCATGCTGAGATATTAGTTGAAATGAATAAATCAGAGTGGGTTGTAGAAAGTGAAGATTAATTTTTAATTTAATTTAATTATGGCAAAAAAAGAAGAAGTAATAGACCTTAAGCCTAAGGCGGAAAAAATCACAGACGAACAGTTAAAAAACATACAGTCTGTAGTAAACACTATTAATAGAATACAATTAGATCTTGGTCAGTTGGAAAGTAGAAAGCACAGAGCGTTGCACGATGTAATTTCTTTGCAAGACAAGCTTGTTGTTATACAAAAAGAACTTCAAGAAGAATATGGTACATTCGATTTAGATATTCAGACTGGCAAGATAAATTACAAAGAAGATGGCGAAACTGATAAGGAAGATTAGTGTCGGCAAAGATTATAAAAATGACGCCATGCACTATGCTGTAGGGCAAGAAGTGTATGGCGGTCATACTATTTGCGACATTATAGAAGAAGAAGATAAGTTTTCTATTTATATTAGAAAAAATAAAGATGTACTGCCTTGGAAAGACTTTAATAAAAACATGGCGGTATCAGTAGAATATAATCTAGAGTACTAATGAAAGCGCCTTTTGATTTTGTTATAGAACCAAAAGGTAGTAGATATAGTAACGTAAAAAAAGTTGGTGAATCAGAGTTAATATTAAACACTGAAATATTTAATCATGAGTTTGTTAATAGACAAGCTATAGTTAAATCAACACCAACTGCTTACAATACTATTATACAGCCTAACGATACTGTTATAGTTCACCACAACGTGTTTAGAAGATGGCACGACATGAAGGGTAGAGAAAAGAATAGTAGAAGTTATTTTGATGAAAACACTTATCTAGTGAAAGAAGATCAAATATATCTTTATAAAAGAGCTGATAAGTGGAAATGCCCTAAAGGCTTTTGCTTTGTTCAACCTTTAAAAAACAAAGACATGTTTAGCCAAGAAGAAGAACAACCGTTAATTGGTATTGTTAAATATACTGACGGAACTGTAGACGTAGGAGACCTCGTAGGCTTTACACCTAATAGTGAATATGAGTTTGTTTTTGAAGGTAAAAGGCTTTATAGAGTGTACTCTAAATTTATTACAATTAAATATGAATATAAAGGAAACGAAGAAGAGTATAATCCAAGCTGGGCATAAAGCTGTAGAAGAGTTGATTAAGGTCGCTCAAGAACAGATTATCACTCATAGCGAAGATGATGTATCTGCAGATAGATTAAAGAATGCTGCGGCTACAAAAAAGCTAGCTATATTCGATGCTTTTGAAATACTTAATCGTATACAAGAAGAAGAAAACATATTAGAAGGTAAAGAGCCTGAAGAAAAAAAAGAAAGAGTGTTTAAAGGCTTTGCTGAAGGAAGATCTAAGTAATGTACGAGCAAACTTTATATAAAATAGTTGAACCAATCAAGAAGACTACAATAAGTCGTCTTAACAAAAAACGCAAGTGGGAATATGGACATAATAAAGAAAACGATATTGTCGTTATTAGCAAAACTGGAAAAATTGGACAAGTGGTGGAGATTCAAGGTTTGCGAATTGGGCTGCCGGCTAAACCGCAAAACGTGCACGTGTTCGAAAAAAACAAGTGGCAAAAATTAGAATATCCTAAAGAACTAGGTAAGTTAAAAAATATATTTGATTGGAGGGCATATCCAGAAGAAGCTAAAGAGCAGTGGTATGATTATATAGACGAAGAGTTTAAACGCCGAGACGAAGGCTTTTGGTTTATGAACAATGGTGAGCCTACTTACATAACAGGTAGCCACTATATGTATCTTCAGTGGAGTAAAATAGATGTTGGCGCGCCTGATTTTAGAGAAGCTAATAGACTGTTCTTTATATTTTGGGAAGCTTGTAAAGCTGACAAGCGCTGCTATGGTATGTGTTATTTAAAAAACAGACGTAGCGGCTTTTCTTTTATGAGCTCAGCTGAAACTGTTAACTTGGCTACTATATCAAGTGACTCTAGGTATGGAATACTATCTAAAAGTGGTGCTGATGCTAAAAAGATGTTTACCGATAAAGTTGTACCAATATCTGTCAACTATCCGTTTTTCTTTAAACCGATACAAGACGGTATGGACAGACCTAAAAGTGAACTTGCTTATAGGGTTCCTGCAAGTAAGTTTACACGTAGAAAAATTACGGCAAACGAAAAAGAGGAAGAGCTGGTTGGACTTGACACTACTATTGATTGGAAAAACACAGGCGATAACAGTTATGACGGTGAAAAGCTTAATCTGTTAGTACACGATGAAAGCGGTAAGTGGGAAAGACCTGATAATATTCTAAACAACTGGCGAGTAACTAAAACTTGTTTAAGGCTAGGTGCTCGCATAGTTGGTAAATGCATGATGGGTTCGACTAGTAACGCGTTAGAAAAAGGTGGAGATAACTTTAAAAAACTGTACAATGATTCAGACGTTACAAGCAGAAACCGCAATGGACAAACAAAGTCTGGTTTATATTCTTTGTTTATGCCAATGGAATGGAACTATGAAGGATTTATTGACGAATACGGACAGCCTGTATTTAATAGTCCAGATAATGATGTATACGGACCGGACGGTGAATTAATAGATATAGGCGTAATTGATCATTGGAATAACGAAGCAGAAGGATTAAAGCAAGATCAAGACGCGTTAAACGAGTTTTATCGACAGTTTCCAAGAACTGAAGAGCACGCGTTTAGAGATGAAACGAAAAACAGTATATTTAATTTAATTAAAATATACGAACAAATAGATTATAACGAAGAGTTAAATCGATCGTTAGGTATAACAACTGGAAGTTTTCAGTGGGTTAATGGTGTTAAAGATACAAATGTTATTTTTTATCCAGATCCACAAGGAAGATTTAAAATAAGCTGGATGCCTGACGCTCATTTACAAAACAAAGTAATAACTAAAAATGGAGTTAAATATCCTGGGAACGAGCACATGGGCGCTTTTGGCTGCGATAGCTATGATATTAGCGGTACTGTTGATGGTCGAGGATCTAACGGATCTCTTCATGGATTAACTAAGTTTAGTATGGAGTCTGCTCCTGCTAATCAATTTTTTTTAGAATATATAGCTAGACCACAAACCGCAGAGATGTTTTTTGAAGATGTTTTAATGGCACTGGTTTTTTATGGCATGCCATTATTAGCTGAGAACAATAAGCCAAGATTATTATACCATCTTAGAAGAAGAGGATATAGAGGGTTTAGCATGAACAGACCGGATAAAATCTGGAACAAGCTTTCTGTTACAGAAAAAGAAATAGGTGGTATGCCTAACTCTAGTGAAGATATAAAGCAAGCCCATGCTGCTGCTATAGAAATGTATATTCAAAACCACGTTGGCATGAAACCAGACGGCACTTTTGGTAGCTGTTATTTTAACGAAACGCTAAATGATTGGAGCAAGTTTGATATAAACAAAAGAACTAAACACGATGCTTCTATAAGTAGCGGTTTAGCTATTATGGCTTGCAACAGGCATTTATATAGACCTAATCCAAACGTTGAAAAACCTAAATTAAATTTAAGTATATCTAAATATTCAAATAAAGGCTCTATGTCGAGAATAATAAAATAACATGGCTTATACAACAAATAAATACTTTCCAAGTCAAGCGGTTTCAGATGTTGAAAAAGCTTCTAATGAATATGGTTTAAAAGTTGCTCAAGCAATAGAGCATGAGTGGTTTAGTAATGATGCTAATAAAACTTATACTAAGTATAACAATATTCAAAACAACTTTCACAACTTAAGACTATATGCTAGAGGAGAGCAATCAGTTAAAAAATACAAAGATGAGCTTTCTATAAACGGTGACTTAAGCTACTTAAACTTAGATTGGACTCCAGTACCTATAGTTCCTAAGTTCGTAGATATAGTAGTTAATGGTATATCTGAAAGAACGTACGACATAAAAGCTTTTTCTCAAGATCCTTTTGGTGTAAAAGAAAGAACTGATTATATGGAAAATATTGTTTCTGATATGAGAAACGACGAATATAATCAAAGAGCTCAAACTGTATTAGGATTAAATTTGAGAAAATCAGAAGAGCCTGAGCTTCCAGCCACTAACGAAGAATTAAGACTGCACATGCAGTTGACATACAAGCAAGCTATAGAAATAGCAGAAGAACAAGCAATAAATCTAACGCTTGAAAATAATTATTACGAAAGAATAAGAAAAAGAGTTAATTATGATTTAACTGTACTAGGTATTGGTGCTGTAAAAACAGAGTTTACTAATTCAGA